CAGAACCAAAGTATGCCGCTTCCGTCATGATCAAGCGTCCTGCCTGACCTTTGGAAACGTTCATACGCTTTGCAATGAAATCAATGGACTGCTGTGGATCCTTACCCAAAATACACATCTGCGTCAGTTCTGTTTCCAGACTGTTCAGAAGCTGTGTCTTTGACTTCCAGATTCTATCACTGAAGGTCTGTTTGTCAGCAGTCCAAGGTTTGGTCAGAACGTCCTTCAGCTTGCGTTCATCAATCTGACCGACATCCCAACCAAGTCCAAGACCTTTCTGAATCTCATACGCAGTATGATAATAGTCATCCGTGTACAGTCTTGCCGCCATCTGATCAAGTGCATCCAGTTCATTACCAAAGGCACGTTCTGCGGCATTCTGTGTACGAATTCGCAAGGCTTCCAGTCTGCTGATATGGTATCTTGCAGAAGCGTTTTCCAGTTCCTTCATCCACTTCTGGTCAAGCGCATTCTGCCGACCATACTTGATGTATTCTTCAACATCCCACTTGAATTCTTTCAATTCACGGGTGTTCAGCAATTTCTTTGCTTCCTGAAGGCTGATTTCATTGTTCTTTGCAAATCTACCATACCAAGCGTTGATTTCTTTTTCAATCTGCGCCTGTGCTTTATCAAAGGCAGGTGTGACAGATTGAACGGTCTGTTTGGCAGTCTGGTTACGCTTTTCTTCAAGCAGTTCAAACCGTTTCTGCCAGTAACTGTTCCCCATACGTCACACCATCCTTTCTTTGATTATTCTTCAGGATCTTCTTCAGGATCCTGTTCAGTGGGGGTCTGCTGACCAAAGCCACCGTACATTTCCAAGTCAGCTTCCTTCTGCTCTTTCATTCGCTTCAGTTCAGCTTCAGGATCATCCACCCACGGGTGCTGTGCAATCAGGGTTTCATCAGACAGAATACCAACACTGTTCTTAATGTCATTGATGACAGCAGATTCATTGATCATAATGTCACGGTTGAAGATGATTTCCACATCCTCACCTTCAAAATCACCTGCACCAGAATTGGCAAGGTGACAGTTAATGAACCATAGCAGTTCTTCAAAGGCAGACTGGAATTCAGTTTCCATGCCGTTGGTGTCCAGTTCAATGTCACTGTACATGGACTTCAGGTTCATTTCATTGGCATTGGAACCAATACGGTCATCCTTGGCATCATAACCCATGCAGTTTTCAACAATTGCCTTCTTGAACTGCTCAATGATTGCCTTGTAATTTTCCGCATTGACTTCAATCTGAAGGGTTTTCACATCACCATGGTTACCATCCATAGAACGAACCTTCACAGCACCATACTGTGCAAGGTTTCTGCGGAATTCACCAAGGTTCTGACCGTCATAGTTCACCAGAACCATAATGGTGTTACGGGGATCTTCTTCCATCTGATCTTCCCACTGTGATTCAATCTTATTCAGACCATCCTGAAGGGACTTACACATGGTGATCAGGGAAACTTCATCTGCATGGTATCTGAAGGGAATCAGGGGAATCTTGTTCCAACTGAATCCGTGGGTGACACCTTCATCATCCACCATTGTGAAATACGGTTCAAAGAAGGGTGCTTCAGGAATCAGGGTTTCATCTTTCAGTTCAAAGTAATAGATACCATCAGGATTGAACACTTCAACCTTAGTAACAACCTTTTCTTCAATGCCTTCATATTCAATCACTTCATATGCACGAATACCTGCGTCCATAATCGTATGATCTGCATCCTTCCACATAGGAAGAACTTCATAAGGCTTGAACCGCTTGAAAGCAAATTCACCCCGTTCATTGTAATAGGGATAAATCCAACCAATAGTGCCGTTCATAGCATCCTTTGCAATTTCCTTCAGCATCTTCAGGAACTTCTTGGTCAGGATATAGGGTTTCAAGGCTTCCACATAGGTCTGGTTTTCACTCTTGATCACAAAAGGCTGACCAACCAGATAATTCACTTTCTGATTGACCATCTTTCTGTACTGATTATCAACAATCTTGTTGTTGGGCAGGTTCTGGATCTCAACCAACTTACCATCATCACCAATGGCAGTCCGTACCTTATTCAGAATGTCATGCTTGCCTGAATAGTAGTTATCACCTGCAATCATGTCCAAATACTTCTTGGAACTGCGGAAGCGGTTGATTTCAGCCACAATGAACTGTTCATCAGTCATTCTGGTTGCAACATTCTGCCGTGCAAGCTGATCCACATATTCAGTGGCAGTCATAAACTGGAACATTCATTGTCACCACCTTACTTCAATATTTTTCTGCTTATCAGACAGATGAAGGATCTGCGGCGTTCCAGTTGCCGCAGGAAGCAACATCTTCTGAAGCGGATATTCTGCGTATCTCTGCCAAGACACACAGGAAATCACAAGATATTCTTTCATGCTTACCATGTTCTTGAACGGGTCAAACACAATCTTGGAAGGCTTGCTTACCGTTCCCTTGTGGGTATGACCAACAATCACACAATCCACACCTTCAATGACATTTCCCCAACGTTCATTGCGGTTCACGGTTGCGCCAGTGTAAATGCCACCACCTGCACCATGTGTCATTGCAAAGGTGTATGCAACATTTGCTTTGTCAGTCTTGGTGTCATGATAACCAAGCTGAATCTTCATGAAAGCGGCATTCTGTCTATACACATCTTCCAGATCCAGTTTGGTCATGATGTCATATGTAGGATCATCGTCAGCATCCTTCATGGATCTGCGTTCATGGTTGCCTGATACACAACACAGGATTCTGTCCTTGATAGGTTCCAGTGCTTCCACCATCAGCCGCTTCTGTTCACGGGGTCTGATAGTATCGTCCCACGGGGAACCTACACTGGAACGGGTGTTATTGTTGATCAAGTCACCACCAAGAACCAGATGTAAGGTAGGATCAGCAACCACGGAATTCAAGAACTGTTTCCATTCCTGTTCCATGTGTTCCAAAGCACCAAAGTGTATATCAGAAATACAGGCAATCTTGATTGCTGAATCAAAACGCCTGACAATCACATTAAAATCACTAAGCATTTTCTTCCCCCATTATTCAAAAGAGAATGTTTCACCCCTGATGAACCCTTCAAGTGCATAACGCATTGCGTCCATCAGATGGTTGAAGTCATCAATGGGTTTGTTCAATTTATTTTCAAACTTATCAACATCCCATGTATAGTTGCTGATTTCAGTAATGAAGTTCACGCAACGGGGATGAATAATGATTTCATAGTCCTGAATGAAGTCAATGCCGTTGTTCACACTGTCCTTACCTTTTCTTGCGGCACGGATCCGTTGAATACCCAAGTCATACAGACGTGCAATGGACTTAGGTTCTGCACAGTCAGCAGTAACTTTCTCTTTGGCATATCCCATCTTACTGATTTCAGCATAAATGGCTTCATTGGACATACCCTTCTTATACATTTCATCAAACACATAAATCTTCTTGTGTGTTTGATCAATCATTCCACAGAACAATGCAGAAGGGTCATTTGTATAACCAAAGTCAAGACCAAAAGCAGACTGGATTCCTTTAATCTGCTTGACCTGTTCCAAATCAAAGGATTCTTCTTTCCAGTTCTCAAAGATCAGACCTTCCACAATACCCCAATCACCCAAGCCTGCGACACGGTAACGCCTTGGGTTTTCACGCTTCATACGCTCAAACACAGCAAGGTCAGCCGCATCCAACCATTCATTACACATATAGTTGGTTGTCATTGCAAGGATGTCAGGGTCTTCAGGATGATCAAAGAATCTTTTCTTCAGCCAGTGGCGTTCATTCCACGGGTTGAAGGTAATGACAATCTGCTTGAATAAATCACCCTGTGAAGCACCACGGATGGATTCATCCAACATATCAAAGTCAGATTCTTTTGTGATCTCATACGCTTCTTCAATCCACATCCAACATAGCTGTCCAACATCAACCGTAATGGATGTAACCTTCAGGGGATCATCTAATCCTCTGAAATATATCTTCTGTCCTGTTGGAAGATAGGTCAGTTCAAGCGGACTTTCCTTGATTGACCACCAAGCATCAACACCTAACCTGTGAATTGCCCATTTCAGTTCCGTGAAACAGGAATCTTTCAGGGTTCTGTACGTTTTACGCACCACAAGCAGGTTTGCACCTTTGTACTTCATCATGTTCACAATGAAGCGCAATGCAGTTGTCTTGGATTTCTTTGAAGCACGGGAACCTTTGCAGACCAGATAACGTCCTTTGAATTGCCAGAACCGTTTGTAACCCCGTCCAACCACTTCAGGAAGATGAATCTTTTTAGTCTTCAAGATCCTCACCACCTGAAATCACAACAGGAACCACACCTTCAATACCCACCTTATCTGTCAGCAGTCCATAACGCTTTGCAAGCAATTCTGCCGCCTTCAGTTTTTCCTTTTCATCAGGTTCCTTCTGAATAACTTCCTGATAGCCATTGCCACACAAGGAAAGAACACTGGATTTAGATTCACCACGCAGAACGGCAGTCAGATACTGCATCACTTCAGTGGCATCTGCAATGGTTTTGGACTGCATTTCCGCAAGGCGTTCATCAATATACGCACGAAGGTCAGGTTTTGCAAGGTTTTCAGTTGCAATCTGCTTT